GGATACCTCCGTAACGGTAACTGCATACTGGAAATCTTCTTTCAGATCTGTCAGGCGATAGTGTTCTCCTATCTCTTTTTCTGATTCTCCCAGGACTAACTTATCCTGATTTGTTCGTACATCCAGTGTCCAGTACTCTGCTGCCTCTTCCGCTGACAACTTCCTGAATTTCTGCGGCTCCAGGTAAGGTTTGTTGCCATATCCCCGCTGAAAGTCCACTGTGATGCTCTCAACCTTGCTTTCTGTCTGCACTCCGCCGGAAGATGTTACATCCGTTTTATTGTGGCGCCACTGAACTCCCTTCACTACTGATCTGAGCCATACTTCATCGTCTGTCTTCGGATCTCTATGAAAATTATAGACTGTCATGGTATCCGTAAAAAGAACACTCATAGCACACCTGCCAGTCCCGTACCGGATAGTCCAGAACGTATTACAGAGGTTAGCTGCGTTTCCTTCTCCTGCACTGTTGTAACCTTGTAAGACTCTGAATACCCGTCGTTGCTTACGGATGTAATACCGGTTCCCATCCCAGACGCATCCTGCACAGCCATAGTATTGAGCAGCTGGCAAAATGTATCCTGGATCTGCACATGTACCTGCTGTTGAAAGTCCGTGGCCGTATCCTCGTCATATGCCTCCTCAAATCTCTTTGCCCGCATATGCGTAATTGCATTCAGCTTGATCTCTGCCCGTTTGGATAATCGGTTAAATTCCTTCTCATCCGTGATACTATTATTAAGGGAGCCGTATTGCTCCCACGTTATGTAAGACATACTGCTCCCTCCTCTTTTCTCTTAGCCTGCTGTCTTAGGTTTTACCTTAATTCCCTTAAGAACACCTGCCATCTTACTATTCTTTAAAACAGCACCCGCAAGCATTTCGACTTCACCCTTCTTTACTGCACCAGGTGCATTCAGATCAGGAAGATAGGTATGTACCATCTTACTGCCGTCAACAGAAATTCCGTGAAATGCATTGAGTCCCAGTTTTACCGCATAAATCGCTGTTTCACCGTATGCTGTAGCAGATGGGGTAGTTGTCTCGATCACATCAACAGTCTTGGTGCCATTATAATACTGTCCAACATCCATCATAGGAATGCCGTTATATTTCTCCACGGTTCTGCCGAAACCGTCCACGCTTCTTTCATAGAATCCCGCGCGTCTTGCTGCTGCTCTTGTCTTTGTCAGTAATTCATTGTTCATCAGCAGAATATCCGGTTTTTCTGCCAACTTACTGATGAACCCATCCAGTTCATCCAGATAAGCATTGTAGTTGCTGTCCATCAATGCACTGGTAGAGATGTCAACCGCAGATGTGTATTCTGTGTCAGAACCGGATAAGATTTTTTTGAGACCGTCAAAGGTTCCAGTAACATATCCTGTACCAGATGCAGCAGATGTTCCATTGATTACGAGATTATGGAAATAATTTGCTCCTGCTTTGGTTTTTTCCTTGATCTGGAAGTCGATTTCATCAATAGCGCCTCCGGTCTCTGCAATAACACGGTCTACCTCAAAGGAACCACCGAGGATAATAACCTTCGCGGTTGCTTCCTCTCTCTTTGCCTCGTTAGGTGCGTACTCAGTATTGATGGAACGCACAGCCACTGTAGACGGTGTTTTTAATCTCATATATCCATAAGTAAGCGTAGAGCCACCGGTTCCAGGGGATACAGAATCATCGAATGTAAGCATATCAAGCAAGAGGGATGCTCTTCTGAATTCATCAATAACATTCTGATCTACTTTGTCAGCCATTCCGACTTTTGCTTCCGCTAATGTTAAAGCCATTTTTTATTCTCCTTATTTATATTTCTCCTTAAGCGCATCCTTAAGGGTGTCTGTTGACTGGCCGGTTGTTTTATGCACCTGTCCAATCAGATTTCCAGTTCCTACCGGATTCGGCTCCGGCTCTCCGAAGAGCATTTTACTGTCTTCTGCTTCTGTTAAAGTTTTCAATGCTACGGCAATGTCTTCTTTCTGGTTTTTGGATGCTTTCAGCGCATTTACATCCAGCAGAGCCATGATTGCCTTAGGATTCTTTCCCTTAGCAGTTGCAATACTTTCCTTTACAAGATCACTGAAGTCCCGATCCGCAATCTTAGAATCGTAATCTTTCTGAATGTTCTTCTTTTCCTCTTCCAGATCACTGATTCGTTTGTTGAGTCCTGTGACATCCACATCCTTGAATCCATCTAACTGGGTCTGCAAATCTTTCATTGCAGTATCATTAGCTTTGATGGTTTCATTCGCTGCGTCCAGCTTCTTGGTCTGGTTGTCATAATCGGTCTGGGTCTTGTAGTTTTCGAGTACGGCTTTTTCAAAGTCCTTTTTCTTATCTTCAGGTACTTCCAGTCCATACTCTTTCATGATTTCAAAAATGTTCTTCATATTGTCCTCCTAAAATATTTTGTGAATCGCACTTTCTGCGATATGGGATAAACGCGGAAGCAGGGATCGAACCTGCGACCTCCGGGGTATGAACCCGGTGAGCTGCCCCTGCTCTATTCCGCCATCGTAGAACAAAAAAGAGCCAAGGATCAATTCACTTGGAATTGATCACATCGGCTCTTGGCTCTACATTGATCACTATTTCATTTTTACATTTCTTGCAGTATGCCGGGAAATTACATATCTTCGTATTCGGCAACACTTTTAAGAAGTGCGGATTACCACATTTCGGGCATTTGCACCACTTAGAACTCATATATTACCAACTTTCTCCTTTTGGTTGGCTTAAGTGTCTCACAAGATGTATTATAAAGCAAACTTATGTTTGTTTCAATATTTTTTTACTCCAAAACCCATTCTTTTAGTTTTGCAGACTTTTCTTCCTCTTCTTTCAGTTTTTTTTCATTTTCTTCCGGAGTATCATTATATATTTTTACAACATCCTTTAAGTCTTTTCCCTTCATTTCAGTTCTCTCCACTCTATTCCATAATCCTCCATCATGGTTTCCAATGCTTTTATATGTGCTTCCTCCACTGACAAATAATGAGGTGCTCCATGATATTTATATATCCTTCTGTCAAGTACTCCTGATGTAAAAGGCTTATCCCCTACGTTATAAGTATACACCTTCCCGTTATGTGTTGCAATAATACCTTGCCTGTATTTTCTGTATCCAAGGCTTACGTAGTCTGCTCCATCCGGCAAAATATTAGTCGGGT